CCAGCGGTGCTGCGGGTGCAAACGGTTCAAGTGGAACCAGTGGCAGCAGCGGAAGCAGGGGCTCAAGCGGAACAAGCGGTGCCAACGGAGCCAACGGAGCCAACGGTTCAAGTGGAACCAGCGGTGCTACTGGCGCAAACGGTTCAAGCGGAACAAGCGGTGCAAACGGTGCCAACGGAGCCAACGGTTCAAGTGGAACCAGCGGTGCTGCGGGTGGAACTGGTTCAAGCGGAACAAGCGGTAGCAGTGGCACAAGCGGTGCTGCGGGTGCAACCGGTTCAAGCGGAACAAGCGGCAGCAGCGGAAGCAGAGGTTCAAGTGGAACAAGCGGTGCCAACGGAGCCAACGGTTCAAGCGGAACAAGCGGTGCCAACGGTGCCAACGGTGCCAACGGTGCAAACGGCAGCAGCGGAACCAGCGGTGCCAATGGTGCCAACGGAGCCAACGGTTCAAGTGGAACCAGCGGTGCTACTGGCGCAAACGGTTCAAGCGGAACAAGCGGCAGCAGCGGAAGCAGAGGTTCAAGTGGAACAAGCGGTGCCAACGGAGCCAACGGTTCAAGTGGAACAAGCGGTGCTACTGGCGCAAACGGTTCAAGCGGAACAAGCGGTAGCAGTGGCACAAGCGGTGCTGCGGGTGCAACCGGTTCAAGCGGAACAAGCGGCAGCAGCGGAAGCAGAGGTTCAAGTGGAACAAGCGGTGCCAACGGAGCCAACGGTTCAAGTGGAACCAGCGGTGCTGCGGGTGGAACCGGTTCAAGCGGAACAAGCGGTAGCAGTGGCACAAGCGGTGCTGCGGGTGCAACCGGTTCAAGCGGAACAAGCGGCAGCAGCGGAAGCAGAGGTTCAAGTGGAACAAGCGGTGCCGCAGGCGCAGCTGGTACAAGTGGCACATCAGGTAGCAGTGGTACAAGTGGCGCAGCGGGCAGTCCGGGTGGAAATGGTACATCTGGTAGTGCTGGCACAAGCGGAGCTGGCACCATATCCGGCGGCACAGCAAATTATGTTGCAAGATTTACTGGAACATCAACACTATCAACTGGTGTAATATATGATGATAATACTAATGTGGCAATTGGAAAAAGTACACCAATCAATGCCAAGTTGGATGTGAATGGAAACACCAAAATAACAGGTTCATTGGCTGTGTCTGGTGACATTACTGCTGTAGGTAATATTACTGCATATTTTTCTGATGATCGTCTTAAAAATAATCTTGGTAATATTCCAGATTCACTAAATAAAGTATTGTCTCTTAATGGATTTTATTTTGAACCTAATCAAACTGCAATAGATTTTGGTTATATAAAACAAAAAGAAGTGGGTGTATCTGCTCAACAAGTACAAGCAATATTACCAGAAATTATTGCAGCTGCTCCAATTGATCCAATATATATGACAGTAAGATATGAAAAACTTATTCCACTACTTATTGAAGCTATCAAAGAACAAAATTCTATGATAGTAGATTTGCAGAAAAAAATAAATAGATTATAAAAATAATAGAAAAAATAAATCTATCGTATATATTGTAAATTTACAAATACAAATATAGTTATATATAAGCAGCAAATATTAGCGGCGTTAAAAAAACAAAAAAATCATGCCAAGCATACCAACAATTTCAGACAATCCACCAACACCAGAACAAATTGCAGAAGCTCGTGCCAATGCATTAGCTGCCAGTCATCCAGCATCATGGGTATGGGACGAAACTGCCGTCAGCTTTGTGCCACCTGTGGCATGGCCAACTGATGGACTGCCTAAGTTATGGGACGAAGCTTCACAATCCTTTATACCATTTCCGGGATTTCCAACAACCAGCTAAAAATATATACAACAGCGGTTATATAACCAACTTACTGATACTATTAATAATAAGTAAATTTATGAACCCAGAAACAACAATTGAAATTGTTCCGGTCAAAATCCAGACCAGAATTGGGGAATTTTTAGCAAATAAATTTGAAGTTCGCTATATCAACTATCATCAACTAACTGGCTATCGGATTTTGGCTTTCAGTCTTTGGGTAGATCGTGGAACATCACTCGGTATTGAGTTTAGATATACCGTCATACATATCACTACTCAACAAGCTGCCCTCTGGACAACCGACGCAGAATCCTTGGCTGTATTGGCAATTAATGCCGGTTTTACACCAATAACGGTGACGCCAGTATCAGCGACTCCGATAGTATTGGTGTACACCAGCAGTTTAAATAAGCACGGGGTATACCTGTAGTTTAAGTGATAAATTCGGGACTCGTTATTAATAACTACCACAATATAATTATATGGCACTACCAGCATCAGGTCCAATTTCAATGAGTATGGTAAATACCGAATTGGGGTATTTAGCAACTGCATCAATCTCATTAAATGATGCAGCAGTAAGAACTTTATTTAATAAATCAAGTGGTGCAATATCTTTGAGTGATGGATATGGAAAAAGTGCAGGACCAACCGTGGTCACTTTCACAACTGCAGGTTCGACGTTTACAATTCCTTCCGGCGTTTCTGTCGTCAATGTTAAGCTTTATGGAGCGGGTGGGCGTAATTTCGGTCCTGGTGGCGGGTCGGGGGCTTATATTTCAGGAAGTTTTGCGGTATCCTCCAATGATGTGCTGCACTTCTATAATACAGGAGACAACACGTCAGTTGCTTCAAGCGTAACATGGAAGCGGGCGGGGGTCGTACAGGGTTATGCTATTGCTGGAGCTGGTGGCGGTGGTGGTGGGGACGGCGATGATGGCGGAGATAACTGGGTAGACCGATATGGTGGCACTGGTGGCGCGGCTGGTCTCCTTGGTGGCACCGCTGCCAACGGCAGCAGCGCCACCGCGAATTATTCCGAGTTCGGTTACGGCGGATCACAATCCGCTGTTGGCGCTGGTGGAAGTGGGGCGAACCAAAATGGTAGTCCTGGAACTGCTGGTGGTTCTGGGGGTGCTGGTGCCGGTGGTAACGGTGGTTCCGAATCAAGTGGCACAAATGCGAACGGCGGCAGCGGTGGTCCTGGTGGCGGGGGCTACTACGGTGGTGGTGGTGGTGGTGGTGGGCGAGGGCGCGACGACTATCCTGACAGTGGAGATGGAGGTGGCGGTGGTGGTGGCGGCAGTTCCTTCCAAAGCAACATGACTGGTGCAAGCTCGGGCTACTGCGACGGGTACTCTGATGGCTATCGAGGGACTGCCGGAAATCCGGGTGAACTTGGTAAGGTAGTCATTATATATTGAACAATATTTCGTTAACACAGATTCAAATAAAAATGAACAACAATCCAATCAGCCTCATGTTCAATTTGAGTGAGTCTGTATTGAAATCTTTAGAAGGTATGGCAAAAAATGGCGTGCTTATGGCAACAGAAGAAAAAGCACAATCTCGTATGCAGATATGTTCAACTTGCACTTGTTTTGAAGTAGCATCAGCACGCTGCAAACTTTGTGGCTGCTTTATGACCACCAAAGTAAGATTGGATGCCAGCAAGTGTCCAGCCAATAAATGGTAAATTTTTAGTTATTATATATATTGTTTGAGTATATATATCCATATATATGAATGAATCATTAAACGTTATAAAACTATATGGAACTAAATCAACCTGCTCAAAATACGGCCAATAGCCCAACTAAATTCAACGAAGCTGAAATAACAGAACTTTCTGCTATTCGTCAAGGTTATGAAGAAACCACATTGGCTCTTGGTCAATTGGAACTTCAAAAGCGTGAAGTCAAAAAGAATGAAGGTAGAATTGAACAAAAAATCACTGCTATTGAAAATCAAGAAAAAGTATTTCTAGACAAAATTGTTGCCAAATATGGTGAAGGAACATTTGATATAAACACCGGTATTTTCTCTCCTAAAGTAAGTTAATTAATTATTTGATTATAGAAGTAGATATTTTTTATGTTTTGAGTTTTTCTAACATACTTATATATAGACTTTTTATCCACATTTAACAGGAGAAAATAACATATGGCAATAGAACAAAATGCAAAGTATAGCCCTTCAGAACGTATCGTTTCACCAGGTGTATTCACTCGTGAAATTGACCAATCGTTTCTGGCACAGGGTGTAGCAGCAATCGGAGGAGTAGTCGTTGCTCCCTTTAAAAAGGGACCAGGATTTTCGCCAACGGTAATAACCAGTGAGGGTGACTTAACAAGCATCTTCGGTGATCCTGATGGTACACTATATGGTCCAATTACCGCACAACAATACTTGCGTCAGCAAGGTCAAGTCACAGTCTGCCGCGTCGGTGGATTGGGTGGCTATGAACAAAAAGATGCTCTGGTCATCAGTGCAATTCCGGGTCAATACGCACGCTTTGTTGAGAGCGGTTCGTTCAGTGGGTATTTGCTTGATGGTTCGTGGGTATACTCCGGAGTAGCTGGACAATTCGTAATTTCAGGTTCTTTGAGTCTGGAATTTTCCTCTGGTATCTATTCCGGTTCTACAGTGGTTGTTGGAGATGTTGCTTTTACTACAGTATCTAGCAGCACCGTTGCATTGTCAGGCTCCACTCCAGGCGTGTTTGACCAGTTTGTATCTACAACAAAACTCAACTTACCTCTAGTTTCGTGGAACATTCCTACTACAGCAACCATTCCAGTCGCATCTATTGTTTCCAATCCAACTAATGCGTGTAATTACACTTTGGATATATCGGGTGTTTTGTCCGGTTCTTATGGTTCTATTAATACTAACAGCTGGACCCCAAGTGGAGTTTCCAGTGAAGACGATTGTGGAAGTGCGTCGGCTGTACCGGTGCGTGACGAAGTTGTTTTGGCTGTTCTGGCCAATACTGCATATGATCGCGGTCAAAACCTATTTGGTTTCAGTGGCTCTGTTTTAACGCCAAGTAATGCAACAGTTGTCGGTGCGGATTATAGTCTAGCACTAAACGATGTTCATTTCGATACTGACACAAATCAATATGTCAGCAGTTCTTATGGAACATACACCTTCTCGTTAGATACAGAATCATCTGCTTATCTAACCAATGTGTTTGGTACCGATCCAATGGCTGGTTATTATCCAGTTTCCGCTGGTCAAAAGATCGAAGCTGCTTATACATACAAAAACTTCAAGAACAGAACCAAAGAAATTATCAATGAAATGTTGGATTCCGGTAGCTGGAAGATTCAGATTTCTTCTCGTGATAACATGAAGTTCGCCGATGATAGAACTCCTGATACAAGCACGTCGGACTTTGATCTAACAAATGCATATACTCCATATATTCGCTCGCAATTGGTTGCTGGTTTTAATACCACATCTTCACTGGCTTATGATTTGTTCAAGGTTCATACTTTGAGCGACGGTACTTCGGCCAATACTTCATACAAAATTGAAATCAGCAATGTTCGTTCGGCTGGTTCGATTCCCGGTACAAAATATGGTTCATTCTCGCTAATTCTACGCGACTTCTCCGACACAGATGCAAGGACACAAATAATAGAACGATACGACAATCTAAACTTGGATGTCAACAGCAGCAACTATGTTGCTCGTCGTATCGGTGATATTTATAACTACATCGACTTCAACGGCAAGATTGTTCAATTTGGTGATTATGTCAACAAAAGCAAGTTGATCCGCGTTGAGATGGCAACATCTCCGTGGCCAGTTGGCTCAATTCCATTTGGATTTGGTCCATATTCCGCACCAATAAGTGGAGATTATGCACGTCTAGGTAAGTTACCAGCAATGCAATATTGCAGTGCGTCTGCTTACCCATTGCAACCGGGTCGTTATGCATCTGGTATCGTATTCCAACCAGCCCCAGCCCAATCCGATGAAGATCTGCTGGCTCTGTATCCAAACGGAAGTTCGGTTGGTCCAGAACTTGACAACAAGCAATATTTTTCTCCAATTCCACTGGGCGCTGAATCCATCAATGAAACTGGTGCAAACGTTGCCTTCGATTTAGAAACAAAATGTGGTATTACTCCATTGTATGTCGCTAGCGAAGAAAACTTAAACATCAAAAAACGTCGTTTCATTCTTGGATTCCAAGGTGGGTTTGATGGTCAATCTCCTTCAGTTCCATTGCTGGTTGGTAATGACATTTTGCCAACCAATCAACAAGGATTGGATTGTTCTACCAACAAAAGTTATGGTTCTTACGCATACAAACAATGTTTGACTGCGTTGAGCAATGCTGATGAGTTTGACTTTAATCTTATCACGGTTCCTGGTATTGAATATCAAGATCACCCATATGTTGCTTCACTGGTTATTGATACTTGTGAACGTCGCGGTGATGCATTCTATATCATGGACATTGCACCAAACCAAATGGCTGGCGATACTTCTATCCAAAATGTGGTAGACCTGGCTGCACAGTTTGACACAAACTATGCTGCCACCTATTATCCTTGGATCAAGATTCAAGACACCAACAGCAATAAGATCATACCAGTTCCACCATCTGTCGTTATGATGAGCGTATATGCCGCCAACGACAATGTGGCAGCTGAATGGTTTGCCCCAGCAGGTCTGAACCGTGGTGGCATTCCACAAGCAGTTCAAGTTGCTGACCGTTTGACACACACTGAACGCGATACTCTATACGAGGGTCACGTTAACCCAATCGCTGCATTTCCGGGTCAAGGTGTGGTAGCGTGGGGTCAAAAGACACTACAACGTCAGGCTTCCGCTCTGGACCGAGTTAATGTACGTCGTCTATTGATTGCACTGAAGAAGTTCATCGCATCTTCTTCTCGCTATCTAGTGTTTGAACAAAACGTATCAACAACTCGTCAGCGTTTCTTGAACATCGTTAATCCATATCTAGAAAGCGTACAACAACGTTCTGGTATCTATTCCTTCAAGGTAATCATGGATGACAGCAACAACACTGCTGATTTGGTTGATAGAAACATCCTTTATGGACAAATCTATATTCAACCAACAAAGACCGCAGAATTCATTGTGCTCGATTTCAATGTACTCCCTTCGGGTGCCGTTTTTCCGGGCGCATAAATCGTAAAAAACTGATTACAAGAAACCCACTTTTTGGTGGGTTTCTTTTTTATATAGCAGGATTTCATCATTTTGCCTACAGGGTCGTATATTTATGTTTATATGAAAACAAATTATGGAAACCCAGAGTCAATAAATAAAATTTGCGAATGGACTGGTAAATCTTTCACGGTTGATTGGAAGCACAGAAATAAAAGATTCATAGACACAAAAGCCATGTATGCTTGGAGAAAATCGCAAAATCACGAAATTGTAAATTGCCTAAATTGCAATAAACCGTTTGATAGATATAAAAGAATACTACATCCAAGGTCTGGAAAATTGCAGCAATATTGTTCAAATGAATGTAACAGAAGTTCAAAAGAAAAGAAAGAAAAACTTAAAGTTTGGATAAATGATAATAATCCTATGAACGATCCAATTTCGGTTGAAAAGATATCAAAAACCAAACTGACAAAATACGGAAATTATAAATACAACAACTCAGAAAAAGCTGCAAATACTTGTATGAAAAAATACGGAACCGCGTGCTATTTTGATAGCCCTTCTGCTATATTATCAAACGGAAAACGCATATCAAAGTTTCAAAAACAAACTTATGATCTTGTTTTATTAGAATATCCAGACGCACTGTTGGAAGAATATCTAAAAGATGCAAGATGTTCGGTGGATATTTATATACCATCGTTAAAAAAAGCAATAGAATGCTACGGTGATTATTGGCATTGCAATCCATCAAAATGTCAGCCGAATTATTATAATAAGTCGTTGCGTATGACAGCAAAAGAAAAATGGGACAAAGATGCCATTAAAACAAATAAGTTGATGTTGGCCGGTTATGGTGTTGAAATAGTTTGGGAAAACTCAAAGAAAAAACTCGCTCATTCAACAAAATCATGATATTTATAGTATATGCATATATTGTTAAAAGATCTATTGAAGGAAGAAGAAGAAAAAAGTGCTCTGCAAGTTCAATTATACTGCGACATGGATGGAGTTTTGGTTGATATGGACGCTGGATTTAAGGAACTTTCAGATGGATTGGCTCCAAAAGAATATGAAGAAAAGAACGGAAAGAGTTCATTTTGGAAATTAATTGCAAGCAAGCCAAATTTTTGGATTGATTTGAAACCGACTCCAGATGCTAAAATTCTTTGGGATTTTATCAAAGAGAACTTCAAGAACCCACTGCCGGTTATTTTGAGTGCAGGTCAAGGCAGCAGCATTGTTCAACAAAAAACTGCATGGATTCGCAAGCATATTGATCCAACTGTGAAAGTTATTATTGCGTCTGCTGGTTCAAAGAAACCGGAATATATTCTAAAAACGACCGGTCGTGTTACTCACGTGTTGCTAGATGATACTCAAAAGAACATAAATGTTTGGGACAATGTTGCATTGCATCGTATTGCTATTCATCACACCGACGCTTCAAGTAGTATCAAAAAATTACAACCATTTGTGATCGAATGAAATATCCTTTATACAGAGATACTCTTTGTCCAAAACTTTGGAACATCAATGAAGATGGTGCCAAACTTGATAATATAGTGCGCAAAGGATTATATCAGATTGCAAAAGATTTTGTAAACAATCTCAAGACAGAAAATAATATAGATATAAAGATACATGATATTGTTATCATTGGCAGCATCACCAATTATAATTGGACAGATTATAGTGATATTGACTTGCATGTTGTCACAGATTTTAAAGATTTAGATATGACAGCAGATGATGCTCAAACATTATTTGATGCTATAAAAGTGGGTTGGAACAACAAGCACAACATAACCATGAAAGGTCATGATGTTGAAATATATGTTCAAGACACAGCGCATGTACCTACTTCAGCCAGTTCATATAGTGTGTTGAAAAATGATTGGATTCAAGAACCTGTTAAAGAAAGTCCAACTTTCAACAAAGAACTTATAAAAAAGAAGTATAAAGAATACAAGAAGAAAATAACAACACTATTGTCAAAACATGATGAAACTGCTCTAAAGAGTCTGTTGGACAAGCTTTATAAGTATCGTCAATCTGGGTTGGACAAAGGTGGCGAGTTGAGTGAAGAAAATATAGTATTCAAGATTATTCGTGCATATGGATATTTGGATAAAATCAAAGATAATATAGCCAAGAACTATGATAAAAAAATGAGCGTCAAAGAAATTTCATAACAAAAAGCCCCGATTTCTCGGGGCTTCTTTTTTAAGTGAATTATTTCTTCACGAACTTATTGCTTCTTTTTACCAGCGGGAGGAGGCGGCAACTTTGCTGCATCTTCTGGGGTAATCTTTGCTCGTTCTTCTTTGTCCAACTTACCATCCTTGTTGGTATCATACTTGGCAACGATTGCTTTTTGCGCATCGGTCAGTGGCGGGCGTTCTTTCTGTTCTGCGGCTACAACTGACAATACTGATACTAGTGCTAATAGGATATACTTTTTCATATTTTTCTTTTGTTGCATCAACCGTTATTAGTTGACAATAAGTAGTGTTATCGTATTGGATGATATAGTCAACACTATTTGTACTATATTAAATTATTCTTTCCATTCTCCAATTCGCTTCAATTCTTTTTCAATAAGGAACCAATCTTTATCGCCTTCAAATCCGGCTTTATCATCTAAAATCACATTGGTATAAAACTTTTTGCTAAAGTCGCACAATGCGTCGTTTGGACATTCTGGATTGCAATTTACATGCTTGAAATATACATTATGTTTTTCAAGATTATCCAACACTTTACTGGCAGGTAAGACATGACTACTTGTCCATAATATCAGAGATATATCTTCACGCTTGCTCCATTGCTGCAATACTTTGATTGCATTTGGCATATAACCCGCACCAGCATTATTTAGATTATATTTAGCTTCTAATATAACATCATGCACATCTACAGCAATAAAGATTTTATTCCAACGACGCTTGGCTTTTTCTGTGAAAGATTTTTCTATATTGAATATAGTCATATATGCACGCTATTCATAAATCATGAAATGTCAAACTGTTTTGGGTTTGTAAATCCATTTGGTATGACCGCAGTCCCATATTCTATCAAATCCATTAACTTTCATATTTTCCCATTCAGACAATGACTCATCAAATTTTTGTAATTTTTTCTTTAGTTTGGATTTTTGAAACATCTGGCGATTGAATAATGTGCTAAAATCCGGCGATACATAATGATATCCTTGTGCAGTATTTCCAGCAAACTCCATGCCAAGTCTATTATATATATCTCCTGTAAAAAATCGTCTATCAGAATAACTTACCACGCTATTTGGTTTATAATCTTCTAAAAATACACTGAATAATTTACTAGCACCGCCAAGTATTCGTGTATTGAGTGAATTGCAAAATCTTGATATTTCCCATTCTATTTTCTTATCAAATCTACTCTTACAAAATGTCATAATACTCACAAGAGAATCTTTATAGTATAATCCATAAGCAACACTGCAACGATCATCACCTTGTATATGACAATTATTCAAGAAATCTCGCTTGCTGTTTTTATCAACTTTTTTGATTTCACAGTCTCTGCCATATATTTTAGCCATTGAACCGCCCAAACTTTGGCGAATAATAGATTTAACAATATTTGTTTTATGCTTCCATTCATTCTCAAATATATGAATCAATCGTATATTTTTCTCTGCACATTTTGTTGTTTTATCCAAATGATAGTTTTTACTCATTCTTGTTTGACCTTCTCTGTGCCAATATAAACCATTATATTCAATAGCAAAGTTTAATTCTGGTATATAAAAATCAAGTTCTTTGCCTTCTAATATAGTTCGGTTATGTCTTGACACAGTTTTTCCATTTAGTTCAGACACCAAAAACTCGTGCAATGATGTTTCGGCAGTGATTTTCTTTTCAGGATGACACAATTCACAAAATACGTCTGTTGGAACATATACAGTAGAATCAAATCCGCCATTGCATTTCTTGCACTTAAAGTTATATTTCTTGGAAAAATGATAACCATCATATTCTTCTGGTTGTATCAACCATTCTATTTTTTGATCATTAAAATATACACAAAGTTTTTCATAATGATTTTCTTGTTTTACTTTACTTCTGCGATCTATAACTTCACGAGATTTACCAGGATTATCCACTCCATATTTTTTCATCCAACCATCTATTATCTTTTCTCGTAATGGACTGTTTTTCTGTAAAATATTTTCAACTCCATAGTTTATCATGTTGGTTCGCTTGGACTTGTCGTTGATAGATTTTACTTGTTGAGCAAACTCTTTGCCATACTTTGCTTTCATACTAATCTTGAGGTTTTCTACAACACTTGCTGTCTGCATAGGATGTTCCACACCATATTTTAGCAACGAAGTTTGCTTTTGAGATTGCCTCATTTTTGATAAAACCTCTGGGTCTTTGTTGGCACATGACTTACAGCAATATTTTTGTATATTTCGTTTGACCCATTTCACTTGAAAATCCATTTGGCATGTCTTGCAAAGCATGTTTGTGTGTATTGGATTTTTCTTGGGTCTTGCCATAAGTGTATTTGAGTTCGTATGCAGTATAGTATTATATATCTTATATGTAAAGAAAATATTTCATTGACAGTTGTTTATTTATTATTAGTGAAAACTCACAGCAAACAATCAATCGGAGAAACATAATTATGGCAGAACTATTAAGCGCAAATGAAATATTCTTTACGAGTTTTGAACCTAAAGTTCAGAACCGTTTTATCATGAACATCGACGGCATTCCAGCATATCTTATCAAAGCTGCTGCTCGTCCAAGCATCACAAATGGAACAATCAAACTTGACCACATCAACACATATCGCAAACTGAAGGGCAAGAGCGAATGGCAAGACATTCAAATTTCTTTATATGACCCAATCGTTCCATCCGCTGCTCAAGCATGTATGGAGTGGGTTCGTTTGGCTCATGAATCTGTCACAGGTCGTAACGGATATGCTGATTTTTACAAAAAAGATGTTAGCATCGACGTTCTTGGACCAGTAGGTGACAAAGTTGAACAATGGCAACTGAAAGGGTGCTTTCCATCCACCGTTGATTTCAATGGTGCTGGTTTGGATTGGAGTGCAAACGAAGCATTGACCATTAGCATGACGCTGACCTACGACTACGCGATTTTACAATATTGATATAACATCTCAAGCGGTCACGCTTTCGCAAATCTCTGTGCTATTTATACGCACAGAGATTTTTTATGAACAAAAATATAGAAATTGACAATGATAGCAAAAATGACCATACTATATGTGTGCAAAAAAATTTAAAATTTTGGCAAGAAACAAATTGCAAAATTTGCAACACGTCGTTCTGGTCGCTGATAAAGCGTGATCAAAAAACTTGTTCTGCTAAATGCAGTGGCATATATGTGGCAAGAAATCCAACGAGAATTGCCAAGATTAAAAAGACAAAGTTGGAAAAGTATGGTAACGAAACATATGTAAATTCGGAAAAAGCCAAAGTTACTTGTTTAAGTAGATATGGAGTAGATAATGCATCAAAAAGTGAACAAGTATTAAAAAAGATACAACAAACAAATCAAGAAAAGTTTGGCGTAGACTGGGCATTTCAGTCAAATGAGGTGATAGAAAAAACAAAATCGCACAATATTAAATTGTATGGAGTGGAACATGTATCTCAACGAAGTGATGTAAAAGATAAAAAGAAAAAAACTTGCTTGATTAATAATGGTGTAGAAAATCCATTTCAATCGTCTGATATCAGGAAAAAGATAAAGCAAACAAATCTTGATAAATATGGTGCGGAGCATCCAAGTAAAATGTTGCACGTCAAAGAAGCAAAACGTAAAAAATTTATTGACGCTTTTTACGATATATTGCTGAATGAACACAAATTAAATGTTGGGTATATTCCGTTATTTACAAAGGAAGAATATATCAACACAGATAGAATAAATTTGTATAAATTTCAATGCAAGTCATGCAATGATATATTTTCAGACCATATAGACGGTGGGCATCTTCCTCGCTGCTTAAAGTGCAATCCGATAGAATATGAAAAAACATCTATTGCAGAAAAAGAAATAGTAGAGTATATAAAATCTATCACCAACGAATCTATAGTTGAAAATAGTAAAGATATTTTACCATCTGGGTTGGAGCTTGATATATACATTCCATCAAAGAAAATCGCTATTGAATTTAACGGATTATATTGGCATTCAGAGATGGCTGGAAAATCAAAAAAATATCATTTGCTCAAAACTGAAGAGTGTGAGTATAATGATATACATCTAATTCATATATTTGAGGACGAGTGGAAGAACAAAAAAGAAATAGTAAAACAAAAATTGCGTTCTCATTTTATATATGAAAAAAGAATAGGTGCGCGAGAATTGATAATATCAGAAATATCAAATGTTGAAAAAGATAAATTTCTTGATGTACATCATATACAAGGAAAAGATATATCATCTGTGAGATATGGTGCTTTTTATAATAAAGAATTGGTGGCAGTTATTACATTTGGAAAAGAGCGAGCTGCACTTGGAATCAAAAACCCCAACAAGGATACATACGAATTGGTTAGATTTGCAACCTCTGTTTCTATAGTTGGAATTGTTTCAAAGTTTTTAAAAGTGTTTATATCCGAACATAACCCTAAAAAAATAATAAGTTATGCAGATCGTAGGTTCACATATATACAAAAAAATATATACAGTTCAATAGGAATGAAATTGGCGCATATATCTCCTCCAAATTATTGGTATTTTAAAAATGGTTATTATAATAAATATCATAGATTTGGGTTCAGAAAACAGGTACTAAAATCAAAATTACCTAAATTTGATGCTATTTTAACAGAATGGCAGAATATGCAAAATAATGGATATAATCGTATTTGGGACTGTGGTAATCTCAAATACGAGATGAATCTGTTATAAGAACATGTCATTGAGCATTTTGTTCTTGACATCTGTATATATCCGACTATACAATCTTGCTTATAAGCATCACAAATCACACAGTAGATGCAAACACTGTATAACTTAGTTACACTTTTTTTATAAACTTATTGATATTTATATATACTTAATAATAAGAATAGAAAATCTATGAATAAAGCTCAATTGAAACAATTAGTAAGACAAATAGTAAAAGAAGCAATTGGATTGGGAGTTGCCGAAACTAATATACAGGAATCTGCTCCACCAAATTTTCCAGCTGCTCTTGAAAAGAAACTATTGGCACAGTATAAAGATGTTCCACAAAAAGCTTATGCTACAATGTGGAAGATGCACAATGCTAAAAACGAAGGTAATCAGCGTGTTTGTGAAATGTGGGCTGCTTGGGAAAATAAGGGAATGAATGAAGAACATGATGAAACAGACATGAATAATCCGGAAGAAAAGCGTGAAGTTGAATTGGCCAAAAAAGCAAAAGCTGCTGCTGAAGAAATATTAAAAATGCACGGCAAATGAAAAAATCTGAACTAAGAATTATCATCAACGAAATTGTTCAGCGTAAGCTGAAAGAAATCGGTGAAGTTGGTGCATCTCAATTTGGAGTATCTGCTCCGGAATCTGGTATGACTGATTCAGACAAAAAATCATTGGCAACATATCAAGCCGCTTTGGATAAAATCACAAATGATATTCGCAAAATTGACGCTGATATAGTCAAACTGCATGCACCGGTTCAAAGAAAAATAGAAGGACTTGAACGTAAAAAGGCAAGTTTGTCAAAGAAGCAAGGTCAAGTCATTGACAGAATAAATTCCATCAAAGACAAACAATAATGTATGAAAAAGTCTGAACTAAAGAGTTTGATAAAACTGATAGTCACTGAAAGTCATGATCTGTATTTGGGTGAAGAATCAACTCATAAAGTAAAATCCGGAGACAGAGTTCGTTTGATAAACAAAGGTGGATACAACAACTATCAAGGAACTGTAACAAAAATTCAGATGCATGGAAATTCTGGTCCTTGGGCTGACATAAAATGGGATATGCCACATCATCCATGTACAACTCCGATGGAAACCAAGCATCTGGAAGTTGTTATGAATGAAGGTGAACATCCATTGCCACAAGACACACATGCCACTGATTTGAATGAGTTGGTTGACAATTCTGTTATGATACAGACTATCAAAGGACCATATAAATTTTGGGCAGATGAAGATCGTGAAGAAGATAATATCAAGTTGTTTCATTATGTCAAAGGACCGGATGGAAAAGAACATGACGTGAACATCAGTCCATATGAAATTAACTGGAAATCCCCAGCTATGATTGAAAAAGTAAAGAAGTGGATTGAATCTGATATGCCAAATACAAAAATCAGCGAAAATAATTTACAAGAAAACAAAACTACCATGAAAAAGTCTGAACTAAAAGCACTGTTAAAAGTTATTATTCAAGAAGTTGTTGCTGTAAAGCAAAAACGTATTGACGAAACCAAAGGATTGTCTGGATTCAAAAAATCCAAAGATTCAAATGATCACACAGAAAATGTTGCTTCATCAAAAGATCTTACGGGCAAGGGACCAGTAGAAAAACAAGAAGGTAAGAAGCTTCCTGTTGTCAAGAAGCCAGCAACTCCACAAAAAGTCGGCAGCATAAAAGAAGAAATTTTAGAAATGATCCGCGAAGCTATTGATGAATCGGATATTGAAGAAATTCGTGTTAAAGGTGCTGTGGGCAGCAAGTTCAAGGCTCAAGACGCAAGTTCTCCAACTGGTTGGGTAGTCAAGGGACACAAGACCATTCCAGATGGCACACCAACCGAAGCTCCAAAAGGACCATATATTCCAAAAGGAATTGCTGGTATGGGTCGTCCAAAGAAAGTTGCACCAGTTTCAAGTACCGGTGGAACTGATTTTGATACAGCAACTCGTGGCGCAATCGAAAATATTTTGACCGCCGCTCCAAACACAACAGACAACGATATCATGCAACAATTGTCTTCAAGTGCAAGCGAAGAAGAAGTATCTCTAAATCTAGATCCAGCGTTTGTCAAGAAAACAGCAGATGCATTGAGAAAAGAACTTTCTGCTGACACAGACAATCAACTAGACGACGCTCCAGAAAGCGATCTTGCTGCAATGGCATCATCGGAAGAAAAAAGAAAAGCTGCACAGCGCGCATTTATGATCAAGAAACTACAAGCAAGACGAGCAATCAAATAACATCATGAAAAAACTAGTCATATCATTTCTGGCTCTGTTGCTGTTGACAGGATGTCCAAGTATACCAAAAATGCCCAGTTTTGGAAAGAAACTAGAAAAATCCGAACAAATAGTAAAAGAACCAGAAGTGAATGTGGCGGCAGTTGTTGCAGCGCAGTCAGCAAAAGAAGCAATGGAAAGGGCAGAAATAGCGGAAAAAAAAGCAGCAGATGACAAAAAAAATATGGAGGCTGAATATGCCAAGTTAAAGGCAGAAACACAAAAGGCATATAATGATCTTCGCGAAAAAGACCTTGAGAATTTCGCTAAGATATCAGAAATAAACTATGGTGTATATCATGTAACTCAAGAAAAGAAAAAAGTAGACATTAATACCACCATTGCACATTTACGTTCAAAAGAAATAATGATGCGCACGGATATTCTAACTGACGCTAAAAAAGCAGAAATTCAAAAAGAAGTTGCTGAAGAAAAAATCATTAAAGAATCTCTTCAAAAAAGTATAGATGGATTGTATATAAAATACAAAGCAACAATTGAATTGGCTGTGAATCAAAAAGCTCAATTGGATGATGCTGAAGCAATAATTGTTCAAAAAGAAAAAGAAAAGTCGCAACTAAAAGAATCCAATCGTATTGCAATTGAAAAGATAGAAGCTGAAAAGAAAATAGAAGTTGATCGCATTCGTGCTGATGCAGTAGATCAAGTTCGTTTATTAAAAGAAGCACAACAACAAGAACTTATGGTATGGTTGGTTAGATTGTTGGGTGGTATTGGAATATTGTTTGTGATTCTCGGCGTGTTATTCAAGAGCTTCAATATGATTTTTTCTGGCATCACATTTCTGGGTCTTGCATATATGGCAACAACAATTCCTATGTGGATCGTTGGAGCAATAGCGGCTGGTTCTATATTATTGATGGGTGTTGTTCAATTGATTGCTGCAAATAAAAAGAAAGCAGCGGATGAAGATAAGAAAAAGATATAAATAATATCTTAGTTTTTATATATACACAAAACTTTTTGTAGTTCATATATATGAGTAACAATCAATCGTTACAAATATTATGTCAGACACAACCATTCCTGTATCAAAGTCAGCACCGTTCAATAACGCGGTCAAAACTGCATTGATTCAAAATCAAGCAGAAGCACCAAAGCAAAATATACCAACTGAAAATGTAGATTTGCCATCTCAAGGTTATTTTTATCCAGCCAATCATCCATTGAGCAATGGCAAGATTGAAATATACCAAGTCACAGCTCGCCATGAAGACATTCTGAGCAACACCAATTTACTCAAGAAAGGCACAGTGTTGGATGAGTTTCTAAAAGCACTTATTGCTACACCAAATGTTGGTATAGAAGATCTGCTTATTGGTGACAAAAATGCATTGTTTATTGCTGCTCGCAAAAGTGCATATGGTGAAAATTATACCACAAAAATCAAGTGCCCAGAATGCGGCGTTGAATCAAATGTGGAAATTGATTTGGGTGTATTAAAAGCCAAACCACTGAACACAGATATGCTGACAAAAGGTGAAAACAGATTGTCGTTCAAATTGCCAAATTCTGGTAAAGTTGTTACAGTCAGTTTGCTGACCCATAAAGATGAAACTGATATTGACGCTGAACTAAAAGCATTGGCTAAATTTAGCGGAGCCAACAATACAAATGCTCCGGAAATCACCACTCGTTTGAAATATACTATAAAGTCGATTGATGGTGAATCTGATCGTGGTAAAATTAAGAATTTTGTTGATACTCAACTAACAGCCAAAGATAGTTTGGCTCTACGCAAGTTTGTGCGCGAAAACACACCAGACATGAATATGAATTTTGACTTTACTTGTCCAGCATGTGGGCATCAAGTCAAGATGACTGTTCCATTGGGAGCAAATTTCTTCTGGCCAAACTTGACCGAGAACTAAAATGAAGCGTGAATCTGCACGCCGAAATCATTGATCTGGCATCAGAAGGATATTTCTATCCAAGCGGTTCGCGATATGCTTCCGGTAAATTAAATATATTTCCTATAACGGGACAACACGAAGAACTGTTGTGTAATAATAATTTGGCCAAACGCGGCCTATTGGAAACATCATTTCTTGATGCTGTTGTAGAAGGTGGTATAGACACCAGTGAATTGTTGTATTGTGATAAGCAAGCAATATTATTGAATCTGCGTATTGCCAATTATGGTGCTTATACAAAAATGAAAGCACAATGTTCAGAATGTGATTCTGAATATGAACATGATATATCATTTGCATTTCGCGGCAAAATGTTTGATTTTTCAATATATGAACGCGGAAATAATTGTTTGAGTTACACTTTTCAAAAATGCAAAAAGAATGTATATTTCAAATTACCAACCTGCAATGAACATGATATATATATAAAACATGGTTGGTTGGCTTTTGCCAAAGCCATAACTTTGAGAATAGATGATGTAGAAGATATAAATAATTTTTATGAATATGAACTGAGTGCAACAGATAGCAAATTGTTTAGAAAGTTTTATGAAGAACATACACCAGGTTATATAAATGAAATAGCAGTAAGTTGTCCAACATGCAACGCGGTAAGAAAGAGTAAAATGGACATAAATACAGATATATTTGCCATAAGACCAGAAAGTAAAATGAACATACACAGTGAGATATTTGATCTTTGTTATTATAGTAATGGAGCATTTACTCAAGAAGGTGTATATAAAATGCCCACAATGCTGCGTGCGTTTTATATCAAAAAGTTGGTGGATGCCAAGAAAGCAGAAGCAGACGCCAACAAATCAGCCAGTGAAGGAAGCAAACAACCCAGCAAGATAGCACGTCCTCCAACGGCAAAAAAGTAACCAAAAGTGATATTTATAATATAACACTAACGAATTTATAATAAATGGCCGACGACCCAATCACAGACGCATCAGATTCTACCAAGAAATTGGCAAGACATATATTAGACGCAGAAAAATCGTCTAAAGATTTTGTTGAAAATTTTAAAGATAGTTTGGATGTTGCTAAATTGCTGACGAAAACGGTAGAAAATTTATTTAATGAGATAGAAAAAAACCAACTAAAACTAAACAAAAATAATGAAATTTTAAAAAAAGTTAATGGTGCGATACAATCAAACTTGGCAAAACAGGCAGCAATAGAAGCAAGCATTACTTCACATCAACAAGAGAGAAACAAACTTTCCGGTGATTTGTGGTTGAATGAAGAAAAAAAGTTGGATTTGTCCAAACAATTATTGGCGATTGAATCTGAAATGGATGACGCTCAAATGCGGGCAATACACAACGAAGAAGACTTGTCAGAAGAATATAGTAAAATGATGCAAGTAAGAGAAAAAATCATGTCCGACCAGAAAAAAAACTCCATCGAAGGAGCATCGTTATCTAGAAAATTGCAAGTCAATGAACGGCAACTAACCGAAGATATTGGCAAGAGGAACAAACTGGGAGAACAGTATAATAAATTAGTAGAGCGAAAAAATAAATTAGAGGATAACAACAAAGGATTGGAATCGGCAATTGATGCATTGGAGCAACAAGTATTTTTGGTAAAATGGATACAACTTGCGTATGAAAGATTTGTTGAATTAGATAGAGCAGCCGAATCATTCAGAAAAGAAACGGGATTTAGCAATACTCAAATGGTAGAATTGCGATCAAATGCAGAATCTGTTAATAGACAATTCCAAGATATGGGCGTTAGTATAGAAAAAGCATACGCCTCGGCAAAAGCATTGACTGATGTATTTGGTAGAACTTCCCTTGTAACAAAAGAAACTCTTGGGAATGTAGCGTTGTTGTCAGCAAACCTTGGCGTGGCAGAAGCAGATTCTGCAAATGTATTGGCTAATTTCCAAGGACTTGGTGGAGCCACGCAAGAAGCCGCGATGAATGTAATCAAGGTTGGTGCTGGTATATCCGAGAAGGCGGGCATACCGTTTAAGTTGGTGATGAATGATATTGCCAATGCATCTGAACAAACCACAGCGATGTTGGGTGCAAATCCAAGCAAGCTCATGAAGTCTGCAATTGCTGCAAGAGCACTGGGAACAGACATGAACAAGATTGTATCTTCTCAGCGCAAATTACTGGATTATAGCAGCAGTATCAATGATGAATTGGAAACCAGTGCATTGTTAGGCAGAAGCATATCTTTCCAAAAGTCTAGACAACTTGCATATGATGGAGACATAGTTGGTGCTGCCAGGGCAACACTTGAAACTGTAAAGCGTGCCGGTGATTTTGAGAAGATGAGTGTGTATCAACGCGAGGCACTCGCCAAGGCGGCAGGCATGGAACTCAAAGACCTCACCAAGATGATTGCCGTTGAAAAGCAAAGAGATGCTATATTACTAGGCGGGGATCAAGCGGCAAAAGATAAACTATTAGCACAAGAAGCCGAGTTGGAAAACTTAAAAAATATGACATCTCTTGATGATGCCAACTTGGTAAAACAAAATGAAAAAGTACTGATGCAACAAAAAATGCAAGGAATGATGAGTAACTTTGCAAACACGTTCCAATCACTTTTGGTTTCATTGGCAGACATTCTTGAACCGGTCGTTCGAGTGGTTGCAATGATACTTTTACCGGCATTTAAAATAGTGTCAGCTTTGATACGCGGAATGTTGAAACCAATACTAAACATTGGACAGGCTTTGATGGGAAATGCAGAAAATACAAAGAAATTTGCAGCTTTTGCAGAAAAAGTATCGGCTGTTATGGTGACTGTATATGATTGGTCTGAAAAAATTGGAGAGGTGATTGGGGAAATTTTCTTGGCACTAAACAGAGTTACTGGTATTGCTAGATTATTTGGAAGCAACTTTGACGCAGTTGCATCAACCGCAAAACTTATTTCATCACTTGCTGGAAAAATAGGAACTAATTTTGGATTTTTAAAAACAATATTTCAATCGGTGGTACCGATTGTGGAATTTATTGCATCCGGATTCTCCAGAGTTTATAATTTATTTAAGCCATTAATTTCTATGGCAAGCAACTTTTTTGGAATTGCTTCTAAAGGAGCATCATTTGTTGGTCCTTTTGTTAAAGTTTTTGGTATGATTGCAAAGTTTGCGGGACCAATTGGGTTAATAATAAATGCGGTACAAGTTGTAGTTGATCTTGTAGGTCAATGGATGGACATATGGTCAAGTGAGGATATGGATCTTGGTGATAAATTATTACAGTCATTTCTCGCAATTCCGAGTGCATTATTCAATGTATTAATATCGCCATTTATAGATTTGGGAGTATGGATAGCAAGAAAATTTGGAGCCGACATACCAGATGATATGGTCGAAGGTATAAAATCTGTCGGAAGAGAAATTACACAATGGTTATTGATGCCATTTGTGAAAGCATATGAATGGTTAAAGAAAACATTCCTTGGCAACTCTCCTTCTGAAATTGGTTTGATGATAGTGGATGGTATAAAAGCAATCGGCGGAATGTTACTCGATGTAATAACATTCCCATTCAGAACCGCGTTTAATTTTATATCTGGTATATTCGGTGGAGACGGTGATCTTGGAGACACTATAATTGATGGTGTGAAGTCGATAGCAGGATTTGTGTTCGATGTGTTGACATGGCCACACAGAAAACTATTGGATTTTGTATCCGATTTGTTTGGTGGCGATGGTGATATTGTTGGAACTATGATAGATGGAATTAAAACCGCAGCAGGTTTTATTTTTGACGTTTTAACTCTTCCATTCAGATCAATTGTTAATTTTATCTCTGGTATATTTGGTGGAGACGGAAACCTTGGAACTTCTATTGTAGATGGTATCAAATCCTCGTTTGGTGCTGCTTTTGATTTTATCACATCCGCATTCTCACTTGTTGTAGATAGCATTAAAAATGCAGCGTCCGAAATATTTGGTTTCATTACATCTCCATTCAAAAAAGCACTTGATTTTGTTAAAAACATTCCATTTATTGGAAAATTGTTTGGTGGAAATGATATCGCTGCCGAATCCAAGCCTCAAATAGACAGCACCACGATGGAAACGGCTGGTGTCATAGAAGTAAAGAATCTAGATGCATTGAGAGAAGTTGTGCAACAATTAACAGATGCTGTAGCAAATCTTGGCAAATCTGATAAAACAGAAACACTAACAGCCGGAACAAAAATTGACACATCTGCATTAGAAGATAAACTTGATAAACTAACTGATTTATTGGTCGGTGGAGCTGTAAGAGTATATTTGGATGGAAGTGATGTGAGTGCAGCCATGTCAGCAACTGGAAGATAATGATATTTATATAGAATATGTTAGAAGAATTACCAATACCAAACGGATTTAGCCCAATACAAAGAACAACGGCTGATCAAAGAGTGGCTACATTTCAAGCCAACTCTAATTCTATATATAATAAATATAGTCCGTTCACAACATATAGTATTGGACCATC